TGTTGCCGGGCTTGGAACCGCGACGGGCCATCGAGGAGATAGGGGTCTCCTTGGCATCGACGTTGGTGATGAGGTCAGAGAGCTCTTCACGGATACCGACGCGGGCACCCTGAAGCGGACGCTGATTCTGGAACTGGGACTCGAATAGAGAGGCCATGGTGATGATGATTTGGGGGTTCTCAGATGAACTTGTTTCGGAACACGTCGCTGAGGTCGTCGAGGGAGGAGGATTGCCTGTAACGGCTTTCCGCGAGCTTCGCCTTAACGGCATCGGGCTTTTTGGCCGACGACGGCGGGGCGTAGGACGTGGTAGGCTGGACAGGGACACGCACATTGATACCTTGTTTGGCGGCTTGCTTCTGGCTCTGGTACGAAGCCATGCCTGAAGCGAGGTGGGCGGCGTAGATTTCGTAGTCGGGGTACTTCCTGATTTCAGGGACGGAGTCCACGAACCTATTGGCCATGATGGTCCTAGGGTCGGTCTTGTCCTTGAGCCAAGGGAATTCCTTGCGAGCGGCGGCTTTGAAGGCCTTGCTCTTTTCTACGTAATCGAGCTGCTTGGGCAGGTAGTCTTCCATGGCTCGAATCGCGTTAACTTTCGCCTTCGCAATCGATTCCTTGTCAACCGGTTCCTGACCATCCTCGTAGTAACCATCCGGGTACCGTTCGCAGAACAGTCGGATTTCCTTTTGCCTCTCGTACTCGGCCTGAATTTTCTCCTCGTCGTCGAACCCGCTGAATGGATTGTTGGAGTTCGCCGTAGGAGCGGCCTTTGAACGCTTGAGTTGCTCAAGTTCCTCTTCCAGTTTCTGTGCACGTTCCTCAGCTTCCTTTCGCAGGGCAGTAAGCTTTGAGATGCGTTTATCCACGCCCTTGGGCTGGGGACGCTCATCTTCCTGCTCTGTCGAGTCTTCTGCTTCGGTGTTCTCGGCTTCGATTTCGGACGCATCTGAAACGTCCTCATCAGCCGCTTCCTCAGTTTCATCGGTCTGAGGTTCCGATTCCTGCTGACCGTCAGCAAGAGCCCGCCCAAAGAATTGGGAGAGCCTTTCATCATCGGCGAGGTCGGTACGCTCGCTCTGTTGGGCCATGAGTTGATTAGCCTCGGGCTCAAGTCCGAGGGATTCGGTGTTATCCGTATTGTTTGGGTCCATAGTCAGCGTTACTTGGCACGCAGAAGTAGGTGAAAGGTTGTCCGTATTTTGCTAAGCACAAGGCTCATCAAGGCTGGGACACGCTTTGGTTCGGGTTGGATTGCTTTTCCCTCATCGTGACCTTCATCATGTAGTCCCGATTGGCCTGAAACAGCCTCAGGATGTCGTTGAAGGCGGAGACTCGGCCAGCGGCATGGGCCCTAGCTTCCCCGGTCGTCTGGGGAAGCATCAGGTTGACCAAGTCGTTCTGGAAGTTCTCGTCCGTGATGACGAGGACGGCCTTGTACAGGTCGTCTGCGTCCTTGTTTACGAAGCCGAATGCCTTCGTGTTAGGGTCGATGTTGTCGTGCATGGGTTAAATCATGCCCATGCCCTGAAGCGGGCTGGGTACGCCGCCCTGCTGGGGGGCCTGCATGGGCTCCTGCTGGGCCTGTTCGGCCTGAGCTTCCGCCATTTCGCCCTGAATCTGCTCAGAAGCAGGAGTGACGCCGATACGGCCGATTTCCTTGTTCTTCTGCTGGTCAACGGACATCTGCAGGTTCTTCTGGTAGTTCTCCAGCAGAATCTGGAAGATGCGGTCGGACTGTGCGGCCGACGCGGCCTTCGGGTTCTTCTGAAGGATTTCCTGAAGATACGACATCTTAGACCCGGCAGACGGGTCGTTTTCGACGTACAAGGCCTCGTTGCCGAGCATCATGAGGGCGACATCGTTCATGACGTCCTTGTAGAGCTTCTGCGACGCGGTGGTCTGGTCGATGACGAGCTCTCGTGCGGCGTCCGGCGAGATGGCCTCGATGACGAGCTTGACCAGCTTGTTGCGGTCGATGACGCCTCCGCTGTCCAGAGGAACGACGGTTTCGACGATGGCACGAAGCTTCTCCATGACGAACTCCGGGTCGGTGTCGCGTACGTCGAAGCGTACGTTGAAGTCGTACTGGCTGTGGATGTCCGACATGTTCTGCTTGAGCGGGGCACCCGTGATGCGGGTAACCTCTTCCTCGGGCATGAACTGAAGGCACAGGGAGAACAGTTGCTTGTAAGCCTGAGTCCAGAAGCCAAGCCAGTTGTTGACCTGAAGCTGTTGGAGCATCCTGACCTTGTTCGGGTCGATGGTTTCTCCGACGATGAAGCCGTAGAAGTTGCCGAGGTTGGTCTCAATCTGCTGGATGACGCTGATGGCAAGCTCAGCCTTGCCCTGAGGAGGCTCCATGAAGGTGTAATCGTCCTTGGTGGAGACGGGAAGAACCTGACCGGGTGCGATTCGATTGAGTGCACCGACGCGTTTTACGACCTTGACGGCTGGCATGATTTCGAGGGCTACGCGGTCCCTGAAGGAGTCATGCATGGCCTTCACTTCATCCTGCTCGGTCTTGGAGATTTCCGGAATACCGCGGCTCTCGGTCACCTGACGACGGGTCATTTCGAACCTGATGGCCACGAAAGGGTACTCGCCATGGGCGTAGTTGAGCAGCTCCTGAATGGCATACAGCTCAGAGCCTACGTGCGGGGAGAAGACCGTGTAGTAGATGGCGGGAACGTCCGACTCGTCGAGCTGTCGGTAGTACGCCCAGACGATTTCAATCAGGTTGTCGCCACGCTGGATGTTCGAATTGAGCATCGTGGTGGTCGGAACCAGATTAGGGTCGTTGAAGTAGAAGTGATTGCCCATGGTCTTGGCCGCGGCCTCGACAAATTCCGGATTCCAACCGGCGTTTTGCGTCATGGAGCGGAGCTCGACCTCGGTCATGTACTGCCTTCGGAAGATTACGCGGGCCTGCTGGAGGTCTGCGGTCTCGGGAGGGAAGCATACCTCGTCGAACGGCTTGAGTGCCGTCACCTTCGGAAGGTTCTTCTGGACGTAGATTTCCTCAAGCTCGCCCTGACCCTGCTCACGCATGTTCTTCACGAACTTCTTGAGCTCCTTGGACTTCATCATCGGGAACTTGGTCTTGATGAGCTCGACGGCGAAGTCTTCCTTGGCCGGGTTCATGATGGCGGCGATGAGCTTGGTGGTCTCTCCGTCGCTACCCATGGCACGTTCCTCTTCTTGGACGGCATAAAGCTCCTCCATGGTGAGGGACTGCTTGCGGATGCCCAGCTGTCGGTCCCAAGTAATCTGGGCTACCGACCAGCCGTAAGTGAGCATGTAGTCGGCGGTGAGTTCGGCCTCACGCTGGACCTCAGCACGAAGCTTGGTCTCGATTAGCCAACGCATCAGGTTGGTCGCACTAGAAGCCGCCATGGTGTCGCCGACCTCGGTTCCGCCGACCTTGAGGGTCGAGGAATTGTAAGCGGTCATGAGCATAGCCTTTTGGTCGCGAATCAGCCTATCGACGAGGCGTACGCGGACGTCGGAAGCACCTTCGAACGGGAACGCAGGGTCGCCCTCAGGTCGGGCCCAGCTGTGCTTCTTGCCGTCGTCGGTCTGTCCGGGCCACCTAGCGTAGCGGACGTCATCGGCCCACGACATCTTGGAAACCATCGTGCCGTGGTACGCCGAGCGTTCGTACTCCTCAAGGAGCACTTTGATGTCCGGCTTCCTCTCGTGGTAGACGAGAGGGTCACGCAGGTACTTGTTGTCTTTAAGCCTGTTGCTCATTCTTGGGAGGGGTAGAGTTTACTTTGAGGAAATTCTCGATGTCGTCTCGGTAGAACATGTGCTGTTTGCCGACGGTGGTGAACACTCGGAGGGCCTTTTGCCTTCGGAGGCGGATGAGGGTGGTCTTGGACAGACCATAATGCTCGGCGGCTTCCGCAAGTCGGAGCAGGGGTGGGATTTTGTTGTTCATGTCAGTAAGAGCCTCCTCCGATTGCCTTGTAGGTATCGGAGCCGCCGTAGTCGGGTTGCATTACGGCGATGTAACGCAGGGCGTCAATCGGGTCCTTGGACGCACCCTTCTCGTTATCAAGACCTGTCCACTCACGCAGGCACCACATGAGGTTGTGGCACTCTTCCGAGATGAACAGCTTGGGTTGGTTGATTGCGGAAATCTCCTGATTCTGGTCGTAAGCAAACCAGTCGTTGATGATGGAGATGCCTTCTTCCAGCCTGAGTCCGGCGGCTGGCGTGAAATACATGGCACAGGGCTCTTCGTCCAGAAGCTGGAGGAGCGTGGTGCCGCCTTCCTTGTTGATGACGGGAGAACCAGCCGCCCTAGGGTCGATGTACCGTTCGGCGATTTCCTCGCCGTTCTCAAGCGTCAGGATGTGCTCCTTGATTTCGGTGAGGCCCATGCCTGCACCTTGCTTCTGTGCGGGACCCGGACGTCCGTCGGGCTTTTCGGACGGCAACGCCCACTCGCCCATGCTGATGTCGGGCCATTCTCTATACACGAACTTGTTGCCATGCTCGTCTATGCGTAGCCACACCATGAACCAATTTCGAGACCCTGCAGGGTCCACAGCCATGTAATTGGTACCCTCTTCAGGGATTTGGTCCGCTGGGATGATGTTCGCTTCTCCGAATCTCGGGAATTGCGAGCCTGCGAGAGATTCAGCCCAGCCGTATGCTCGGATTTTGACTTCATAAGGTCCGCGTCCCCTCAATGCTAGCTTGATTTGTTCGAACGGAGAGTACCTATTGAGGATGGAATGGAACCAGATTACATTAGCACTACCCTTGGAGCACTCCGCTATGTATGGCATGTGGCCCTTCGGAATCCCGGGCACATTCTGAGTCTCTGGAAGTAGGTCGGCGTAGCGGGTCTTTTTGATGCGGCACCCGGCGACGTAGTCCTTGACGACAGGCGTGAAGCCCGTGATGGGCGTAAACGTCAGAATCATCTTACCCGAACGGGTGACCAGTCGGTAACGTAGCGTCTCAATCCAGTCCTGAGGCACGAGCTCATCGCACCAAATCAAGTCAGGTTCGCCACCTTCGATGACCTTTTTCTCCTGACCGTAGTTCATGAAGAAGCATTGCGAGCGGTTCGGGAGGACGAACGTAGCATCGGTGAAGCCGTTCTTCTGCGAGTACTGGATGTTGGTGACCTTGGTCTTCTTGGCGTTCTTGAACTCAGGAGGCATGTACTTCCAGATGACGGCCTGTTGCATCTGGATGGACGTCTGCGAGGTGGTGTGCAGGCACCAGATTCTGGAATTAGGCCTAGTGCACAGCAGTTGCATCACACGCTTGGCGGCGTACTCGGTCTTTCCGGCTCGGTTGCCGCCCATGATGAGCAGTTCGTTGCCGTTCATCAGCAGGGTATCCGCGTCCGCCCAGCTTTCAGGCTCGTAGCCGTGCCTGTAAGGGTCGGTGATTTCGGCCTGAATCTTCTCCTCGCGTCGTTGCAGGATGTCGGCCGTTTTTTGGGCCCCGATTTTCTGGGCCAAGCCTACGATTTCCTCCTCAGTAGGGAGGTGGATGATGGGATGCTTGGTCAGACGCATCCCCGCAACGGTGACGGTATCCAAGCTCATGCATTACCCTGTTCGTCCTCAAGGTTGACGTACGAGGCCGTCATGGCCTTGTCCCATTGCCTGAGGTTCAGTACCGGAAACGCACCTTGGTAGGTGATGGGTGCGAACCTAAACGGCCCGAGCGAGATGCCCGCCACGCTCAAACCCATGGTCGGAATCATGTTCTTCATCCCGCCCACCGCGGCCCTTGCAAGAGGCGAATCACTTCGGCCGAAGGCCGAAACGGATTTTTTGTAAGGCTTGATACCAGACTTCGCACCACCCCCAGAGAGGTCTCTCTGTGGTGGGATACGCTCAGTCTGCCTAGGCTCAGGTGAGGAAACAGGGGAAGTGGGAGCAGGACTTGTCAGGGAGGACTTACGTTCCCTGATTTTCTTCTCACTCTCCGCCAGCTCATCCCATCGGACGAGCAGTCCTTCGCTGTTGCGTTCGAACGAAGACTCAAGGGCCGCGTTTCCACGCGTCCCCATCTTGCGTTCCAGACTCAGAATCGCCGTCGGGTCGAGCAGAGGGTTATCCTTGCCCGGGTAGATGACGTCCTTGTCTTCGGCCATTTAGCCCACGATGCTTTCCCAGATGTCGAGGAGCTTGTCGGAGTAGCGGACTCCGACGTAGACGCCTCCGAGGAAAGAGACGACCGAAGCGATGATGAAGGTAATCATTTGAACGGGTTGAATTTGGAGGATTCGCCGGGAGCGTAGGTCTCGCCGCGACGCCATTGATTCACCCTTCCGAGTTCATCATTGACGTTGAGCGTGTGCTTGTTGCCGTACTTGTCGGTCTTCATTTTGACACGCCTACCGAGGGTGCTTTCGGAGCGACGAAGGTCTTCAAGCTTTGCGAACGGGATTCCCTGCTTTTTCTTGGACCAAGCGGAAGTGCCGCCTTTGAAGAGCTTGGCGGCAGAAGAAAGAAGCTTCTTGGGAATCTTCATCACATTCCGCCGCGAGCGGCGTTCTTCTGGGAGCGGTAGTGGTTCTGGAGGGCGTCGTTGGCCTTGTGGACTCCGTAGCCAGCGGCGACGGAGGCACCGGTGATGATGCCAGCACGACGGTTCTTGGACATGCCAGAAGGAGCGTTGGAGAACTTGGGTGCGGCGAATTCAGGCATCTTGAAATTCATCGCCTTCTTGGGGGTCACAATCTTGCCGTCAGGAGTTTTTTCGTAACCGCCGACATAGACCTTATTCGGCTTGGACTTGGTCATGCTGTTGTCGGTCTTAATCCATTTGCTCTTCGGCTTGTACTTGGTCATGCGGTTCTTGAACTCAGGATTAATGGAAGGATTTTCCCAAACTGCACCGCCACCGGGCATCTTGTTGGGGCTTCCGCCCGTGGGCTTGCCGTAGATGTCCCTGTTGCCACGCATCTTGTCCGCTCCCGCCTTGATGCCGGGGTTTTTCTTTGCCCAGCTGTCGTAGTTCTTGGGAGAGACTCCCTTCATGGGAGACTTGTTAGCGACGTCATCGAGCGTCAGACCACCGCTACGACCGACGTTGTAGCCACGACGGGCTTCACGAGCACCAGAAGCGATGCCGCGACCAGCGGACTGAGCCGCGTCGCGAACGCCGCGAGCACCTTTGATGGTGGCGGCTTGCGTGTTGCGGGTGCCAGCACCGAGCTTATCGACGGAGCTACCGAGGCTCTTGCCGATTTTACTGCCGAGCTGGGTCAGGTACCTGACGCCCTTGCCGACGGCACGACCTGCTTTGAAAGGATTGATAGGCATGTTAGTTGTAGGCTTTTTGTTTCGCGACCGGCGTTAGCAACGCTTGCCGCCCTTCTTCTTGGTGTTCTTCTTCATTGTGGAGAATTACGTTTGATGAGAGTGTTCAGTCGTAGTATGGACGTGGGGCGATGCTCGCAAAAGTACCTGCCGCCGCGATGCTTAACTACGACGGGCATACGCGGTTTGAACGGCCTTGAGTCGAAAACGTTGCAGAAGACCGACTTTCCGTTCTCTAACTTGACCAACATTACCCTTGTGTTGGGGTAATCGCATCTGAGCACGTCAGCCTTCACCATGACCTCCGGGTCCTTCTCGGCAGGCTTCATGACGGTGACTTCGGGAGGCTTGCCAGCCTCCGTCTTGGCGTGGACCTCAATCAGGCCGAAACGCTGAACGACGGCTTCCCAGCCGGATTGCGTGAAAACGATTGGGCACGTCCTAAGCGGCCTCTTGCCCTGAGGGAAGCGTTCCCAATGTTCGCCCTCTGTGAGCGATTTCCTAAAATTCGTCAGTTCGTCCTTCGGGACGCCAAAACGCTCTACGACGTCGGATTCCTTCCATTGGGTCACTTCGCTCATTTGCTCAGTTGCTCGATGACGGCTCCCATTAGCGTGGAATCGATGTATTCGGCCCGCTTCACCCAAACGCCCAAAAATGGCTTCTCGGTGCGAAACTTCATGACCTTACCGAAAACAATCTGACAGTCGTCATACCAGAATCCGCAGTTCGTGAGCGAATCGCACACAGCCTTGGCCAGATTGTCGAAATCGGGACGAGTCGCCATGTGGACGGTCTGGCCCTTGTCGCTCAAAGTATTCGGAAAGCCGAAATACAGCGTCAACTCCAGCGGTCCCGTGTAGGGCTTGTCAGGAGCATGCTTCTTAGCCTTCAGCTCGAACTCCTTCATCCACGCCTTGATGGCGGACTTCGTGGTCTTGCCCACGAACATCCGGTTGTCCTTGGTCTTCAGGATTCGAAGGTCGGACTGATGCGTCGTCTTGATGGGGACGATGTCCACGATGAACTTACGCTCGAAATAGTTGGGGACATCCTCAGCCATAGGTTGACAGTTGTCCGCACTATCCCCAGCTTGTCAACAATGGACAACGAGAGACTTGATACCAACCCATCCTCCAACCACTCGGCCAAGCGGGTCGGCAAGGAACGCCGCGACAAGGTCGAGGAACTGCTCAGGGCTGGCATGCCCGTCCTTGAGGTCGCCAAGCAGGTCAAGATGTCGCCCAACAACGTGACCGCCATCAAGAAGTCCATGCCTGAGTCCACCGGGCTTCAGGACGAGTTCAAGGCTACCACCGTCCGCAACCTCAAAGCCTTCGTCCAGCGGGCCTCCCAAAAACTGGTCGATGAGCTGGACAACCTCCACGTCAGCCAAGTCCCCATCGCCATGGGTATCGCCATCGACAAGATTCAGACCCTCCAAGACCAGCCACAAGCGGTCGTAGAGCATCGTTTTAGCATCAGCCACGAAGCCCTCTCTGCCATGCTCAAGTCCAAGGGTCAGGGGGTAAAGCTCGACTCTGACGAGGCCATCGAGGTCGAACTAGCCCAGAAGAAGCCGGAAAGCACGGCCAAGTACCTGTCGTGGGCCCAAGACCCTAAGTCTTTTTTGGACAAAACGATAACGGATGACAATCCGTCACGCGAATCACCATTCCCAGACGTTCGACCCCCCCCGCCCCCTTCGAATGATGAGGACATGGGTGAGGATTGAACTTCGCACAACATGAATTATGTCTAGTCGGACGTGATACATGACCTAATCACGCACGATTAGCGTATCAAACCGGCTAGATGACGTCGGGGGGCTTGACATGGGGGGTCTCTATTACAGGGTTACCATGGGTCTCGCGTCGGGTTATCTAGGGTCATGTCAGTTCAGGCCCTAGGATTGGCTACAGAGCCCGATTAGGTCATGGTCAGGGTGATGTCATGTTCACTTCATCATCTGGCCTCTGGTGGCAAATGGTAAGGTGCGACAGGCAATCAGCCAGAGGGATGGGATGGGCATCAGGATGACCTTGGCGGCACTATCGTCGCCGCCTGATACGAGCCGAGCCCCGAAAATGGCCGGTGTGCGTATGGCCTGACGTAGGGCCTCCTTGAGGTCTTGCACGGGCAATACGAGGCACATGGCTGGGACATCACCAAGCTTGAAGATGTGCACCCAGTAATCTGCCTCTGTGATGGCTATGCCTGAGGCCTTGCCTCTGCACTCATACTCGAACACGGCATTGCCTGTGGTAGCCCATGTGTCGCGTTCGGTCTTCACCTCGACCTTGGCTTGGTCTGTGCCTAGCCATGTGAGCCAATTCTCACCTGCTTGGCCATACTGCAGGTCGATGTCGAACTTGGCTCTAGTCGAGCCAGAGGAGCGGGATGCCGAGTTGTCGGAGGGAATCATGGTGTGCGTGGATGAGGTTCTGATAGCGTTCGCCTGTGGCCATCTTGCGTGAGGCCATAGCCCGGGAATAGCCGATGGACGTCAGGGGCTTGGTGATGGCCTTGTCATAGGTCATGAGCGATGAGCTGTGGGCATCGAATGTCTTACGCAGGCCTTGCATGCTGGGCACCTTGGCGATGGTGCTCGGGCCTAGTGAGTACATGGCATACAACAACTGTGGGCTAGGCGGTGCACCGTGATGCTTCCGAAAACTAGCCACTACAGCACGCAGGAACGTGATTGCATACTCTCGCGCGACTAGTGGCTTGAATGCGTCGTGATAAGGATGCACAGGCAGGCGTAGCTTGGCTCGCATGTCGCTGATGTCATTCCACGCACTCTGGTGTATCTGGAAAGCACCTATGGCCGGTCCATCCGGGTGAGTCTTGTCGCCTACGGCCGTGGGCACATTGTCAGACTCGATGAGTGCAATGGCATGAGCTAGGGCTCGCTCATCAGCATAGACGTCAATGTGCATTGGCTTGCTCTGACTCGGTTTCCGGTCGAGGGTATGGTCTATGGCAACGCACAAACGAAAAGGGAATAAAGCAACGAAGGCCACTAACCCGATACGAGCCAAGCTAGGCGTAAGTGGAGTTGAGGCCTTCATCAATAAGACGAACATGTATGACCCTCAGGCCGTAGGCAAGATGGTTATGCTAGAACCACGCGAATGGTTGGACTACGCATGCATCGGTGTGGCCGAGGAGGCCAGCGGTGCACGTCGTGCTGTGTACGACCTCAACATGATTGAGCATCTGTATGCGTTGCAGTACGCGTATGATGAATTCAAATACAAGACGTTGGACAAGCTCGTGGTAGCCGCCACGCCTGAGCACTTCGAGATGGCTGACGAGTATGTATCCTATAATACGATACGCGGTGCGGCCTACATGGGTGAGCATGCACCGATGTTCGTGCGTTCGCACCGTTCGGACGACTGGCAGGTGGCTAAAAAGTGGGAAAATGCGTGGCCGGAGTGAATTTGATTTCGTTGGTTATCAACAACTTACGTAAATCATACAAATTCTCGACTACACATGCTTGACCTCGGACAAAGAGAACACATGTTCGTTTGAGTCAGCCGATGAGGTTGACGTGTTCTTCAGCAGGCGATGCGGTTCATCAGGCGGGTTTCATAAGCCCAGCCTTCGTGGTTCGACTCCACGGCTTGCTACCATTTCATGTGGGTACATTGAGCGGCAGGATTCATACGACCTGCCTACTGAGGTTCAAGTCCTCAGGCCCACTCCACTTAATTGCAGGGTAGAGCAGTCCGGTTAGCTCGCCAGCTTCATACGCTGAAGGTCGTAGGTTCAAATCCTACCCCTGCACCCATTTGGGGATACTTGGAAGGCGTGACCGATTCCTAACGACACACGCACGGGTTCGATTCCCGTTATCTCCATCAATCTGCTATCAACTAGGTATCGACTTAATCCTAGTCCCCTTACGGGGCGTCGATGGTACGGAGCCACCTCCGTCCTAGGTAGTAGCACATGTGGTTCCAAGCGTGGGCAAACACGCTAGACGTAAGCCAGCCGCAAGGCCGGGCCACAACACTTAGGTACGACTTAACACCGGGCCTTGGCTACATCCTCAATCACGAGGTGCCTAAACGCCCCCTATGTGGGGCAACACTTTAACCCGCCCTAACGGGCATAACCCAAACACACGAACATGCACATCAGCATCAATACGCTAATCGCCATCGCGGCGGCTCTGGACCTCGCTTCCTTCATCGGAATCATCGTCCTCATCGCCCGATAACGACAGCAGGCCCTTCGGGGCCACACTTTCCCATCACACACACAAACACACACACGGAGAAATACGACAATCAAGACCATCAATAACATCAACTGTAACGTGGAAATCGCGTCCTTCAACAAGGGCAACACCTACAGCAACGACACTCGCAAGGGCCTGTACGACGGCATCGAGCGTGACCTCAAGGCCATCTGGAACGAGGTCGCAGGCTTCGACCTGCACAAGGGCTACTACCTCGCCTTCCGCAAGAACGAGGACGGCAGTTGGGGCGAGGACTTCGCGGCCACCATCAAGGTGGACGAAGCCTACCTCGAAAGCCACATC